GGGGGGGGGGCAAACGAGACAAAGTGCAAGGATTTAAGATGGCACTATATAGGCAATTGTGCCGGATACCATAAGTAAAGGAGTACGATCAGACAGCTTGGTTCTTTACCTGAGGGATTCTTCAAGTAACTGTTAACCAAGCAATCAATACCAAACATATTTTTTCAGGTTCTTTTAAATGTAATTTCTCAAATATTAGATTTAGTTTTTTACAATTTTCCAAATCAAAAAACGAAGAATCACAAGACTTTATAAGATCGGGCAAAAGATAACAGATCAGCGATCAGAGATAAAGGCGTTGTATCAGGTAAAGAACCAAGCTGTCTGAGAAAACGATATGAGATATAAAGAAAATTTCAAGAAAGGAATGGTCCGGCTAATCATCTCAACAGGGATAAGCTACAAGAAGCTGTCAGAGCTGACAACGATCAGCCAGCCAACATTGAAAAAATGGGATGATGAATATCGGCAGGAGTGTCTGGATGAGAAGAAAAGAGAAGTTGAGAAACTAAAGAAGCAGGAAGAAGAGAACATGAGATGCACGGCGTGGCACCAGTATGGATCTGGTGCAGGTCGATATGAATGAGGTATCAAAATGGGAAAATTAGATAAAGAACAAGAAGCAAGAATGGCAGGAATGGCATATGCGTTAGGTATTGCAGAAAAAAAGGGAATTGATGGATTAAGAAAAGAGCTTCAGATGCGAGGAGCATTGAGAGTTGGACTTCTGATCGACAACGACAGATTAGACAAAGCATTTGAAATCCTAGCAACAACACTCTATGGAAACATCATGACAACAGCATTATCAGCACTGGCAGATAGCGAAGGCTTTGGAGAAAAGAGACTTCGAAGATTCAAAGAAGCATATGATCATAAATCCGTGTGCCTAGTATCTCTGGATCAGTACGCAGAACATTTTGTAACATTTGAAGACATGGCAATTGATTTAAAGAAACGTTATAACATCGACATGAATGCAGAAATGATTGCATCAAACCAGGAAGTGATCGATAAAGGGCGAAGAGTGTTACCGAATGTGATTAAGTTATTGGAGCATGAGAATCAACACGAGGCAGCAGACGTATTAAGAGAACATTTACATGAGGCGGTGGCAGTATGGTAAACAAGAAAGAATTTAAAGGCTACATCTGTGAGATCGCAGGCAAGCCAATTAAGGACATGAAGTTATGTCCAGACAAGCAGGAGAAGCTAAGGGTTCGTATCAAGTGTGATAAAGGGTGTGTTTGGTGTGAGAAGGAGAAAGAACATGAATGTGATTAGAATAAGTGAACGAAAAGGTACAGAAGCAAGAGGAACTTGCACAGAATGTGGCAAAGAATCACGAGAGGACCAAGAAATGTTAAAAATAAGATTCGAACATTATGGATCAAGCATTTTCTTGTGTGAAAGATGTCTTAGAACTTTGCATCATGTTATTGGAACATGGATTAAGGAGTGAAAAATGTGTACATTACAATTTAATGTAGATGGAGAATTTATAACGGATCTATCAAGAGAATGGTTTTATGTAGAGGGCAAGGGATACGACAAGTGCATAGAGCTGTTAAACAGTTGCATGAGTGGAACTGATGAAACCAAAGACCAGATCAGAAGGCATGCGGAAGATCTTTTACTTGGACGTGCAGCGTTAAAAGGCAGCACAAGAGAAGGTTCTTACCATCTGGAGATATATGGACCTGAAAGCGAAGAAAAAATGCCGGAATATATGAACGTATGGGATATTGTGGGAGAGCAAAAGAAAGTTAAAGATGAATTAGAACGGTATAAAATGCGTTGGAACGTTGCAATGAAAATCATTCCTAGATATCTAAAAAAGAGAATTGCTGATGAATTTGATGAAGAGATTACAGACCCACAGCCGGTAGTATCAAGAGAGTTAGATAGTTATATGAAAAGAATGCTTGATACAGAGGAACATACAACCAAAGATTATGGCTGGTTAGAACCAAGCGGAAAATTCCATGCGGTAAAATGGGGAGATCATCAAAAGTGGGCTTATGAGTATTTAGAAAGTAAGGTAAAAAATGACGAAGAATATTCAAAGCTGCCGAGACTTTATGAAGCTGGGGATGTATTGACAAAAGAAGGCTGGGTACTTCTTCATAACCCGTCGCAGGGCATTGCAATAGCAACAAGAAATCCATGCAAAGATTATACAAAGGCACAGAAAGAGTTTTTGTTTGAATATTACATGGAAAGAAACTGTGAGAAAGAAGCAAATGATGTTTGGAAAGAATGAAATTGTTAAAGAAAGTTAAGGAAGTGGAGAAAATGGGAATTAAAAATCTAACAGAAGCAGAAGAAAAAGAGTTTTACAGACTTGTTGAGAAGATAAATGGAGAAGAACCAGATAAGGAACAGGATGTAAAGGTAAAGAAACCAATATATGGGCAAGAGTATTTTTTTTCCAATAGTCATGGATGGGTTGAATGTGATACGTGGCGAGATAGAGCTGTAGATAACAAAAGATGGGAACTTGGAAACGCCTTTTTGATAAGAGAGAAAGCGTTATTTGATGTAGAAAAAAGAAAAGTAGAAGTTGAGCTTGAACGGTATGCAAAGGAGCATAATGGTCCGATACGCAGTGATAGTTTTTACCTTTTATATAACAATGAAGATGATGGAAAACTTGATTATGATGTGTGGAGCGTTTGTAAACCACAGGGAGGGGTGCAGTTTGCATCAAAACAACTTGTATTTGATGCAATCGAAGCAATAGGAAAAGACAGAATCCTTAAGTACATCTTTGGGGTAGAAAGCGAGGGAGAGGAATGAATTTTACAAAAGCGTTCGCAGTATTTATGCAAATTGATTCAAAGGAGTTTACGGAAGATGAAAAATATGAAGCAATACAGCAGATGTTAGATGCAGCGACAATAAACAGTATCACAAAAAAGCAGGTGTTAAATGTAGTGTCATGGTTGTTCGATAAGCAACAAAAATATAGATGGCACGACTTAAGAAAGAATCCAGATGATCTGCCAGAAGATAATAAACAAGTTTTAGTTTCTATAAAAGATGGGTGCATTCACAGAACATGGCATGACTCTCACGGATGGAGAAACCGTAACAGTAAAATTAGATATTATAGCGATAAAAGTGTTTTGGCATGGCGAGAGATTGAAGAATTTGAAAGCGAGGAAGAATAATGGATAGAGGGGTGTTAAGAATATGATTATTGGATTTATAAGTGGATTATTTATCGGAGCAGTTGCAGGAGTGACATCACTGCCACTCTGTGCCGCAGCGAAAGAGAGGGATGAGTTATGACAATAACAGAGAATCTTACAGGTGTCGTGAAAGAGGAACCAAAGACAATAACAGAATTTTTTGATGAAATAGAAAGCAACATCTGTGATAACTATTGCAAGTATCCAAGCGAAATAAAAGACTATGATGAGCTGATAGAAACAGTATGCAGCAAATGTCCGCTGCGAAAGTTGAACTAATTATTAGATTAGTTGAAATATTAGTTGAAGAATAAGTCGAAGGAGTTGATACATAATGGCATATAGAGATTGTCCGTGCCTAAATTGTAAAGATAGATCACACGGATCAAAGAGAGTTGCTTGTCAGACAGGATGTGAGAAGTATCTGTCCTGGAAGGCAAAGGAACAGGAATTAAGAAGAAAAGAGAAAGAATCACGGCCTTATTACTCAAATGCAAGAAAAGCGATCATAAGAAACCGCCAGATGAAAAGAAAGAGCGGTAGGCAGATATGATTGATCCATGCAAAGCCTGTGCAGAGATAATCTGCATGGGCATTTGTGCCGATCAGGTGCAATACAAACAGGAGTACCAGGAGATGACAGATCGGATAAGGCAGCAGATAATAAATCGTAACAGGAGGGGAGAACGTGGACAAGAACGTACTGATCCAATACACAGACATGATTGAAGAAGTAAAAGATATAAGAAAAAGAATCTTGCAAACAGAGAAGCAGATCAGCAGGATTGAGGAAGAAGGAACCGTAAAAGACACAGTAAGCGGTGGCATGGGTGGAATACAGCACTTTGTTGTTGAGGGTATGCCAGTACCAGAGTTAAGACGAAAGAAGCTGTTGCTTAATAAACGAAAAGCTATATTGATCGAAAAAGAAAATGAACTTCTGGAACTCATGAATCAAGCGGAAGAATATATAAATAGCATTGAGAAGAGCGAATTGAGAACTATTTTCCGACTGTATTATATCGATGGAATGACATGGACGCAGGTTGCCCACAGAATGAATGCTATGCATCCTAAAAGAAAGATTGCGTACAATGAAAAGAACCTGCAGAAGAGAAATGAAAGATTTTTTGCAGAAAATGAATAAATGTCGCTCACTGTCGTAGGAAAAAGGTTTAATATATAAGCTAAGGAAAAATGATGAATGAATATTCATAATTAGTCCTCTTCTTTTTACTTAATGAATGAACTCGGGTGATCTTCGGACCCCGAGTCTTTTTATGCCTAAATTTAGAAAGGAAAGAGATATGAATTTTAAAGATGCATTTGAATTAATGAAAAAAGGTCATAAGGTAAAACTTCCATCCTGGAGCGGATATTGGTACTGGGACATAGAAAAGCAAACAATTATGATGCAGTGCAGACCGAAAGACACTGACAAAGGACAGGGAGATTTATTGGACATTAGAGAAACACAGAGAGTTGAGTACACACTTTCTAACATCTTATCCGATGAATGGGTAATCGCAAACGAAAAGAACTGCCCTGTACTTGGTGGAGAAGCTACATTTAGCTTTGAAGATGCTATCAAGTACATGAAACGTGGATTAAGAGTTACAAGAAAAGGATGGAATGGAAAAGGAATGTATCTATTCAAATCACCAAAAGTAGGGTGCCAGATGTATAAGCAGTATACAGGAAAAGATATCAATGATCTGCAAGAATTTATTGTTATGAAAGCAGCAGACGATACACTGGTCCCGTGGTTAGCATCGCAGACAGATCTATTGGCAGAAGATTGGATGTTTGTAGAATAAGGAGATATTAACATGAAAAAGAAATTTCTAGTAGCATTGTTAGGATTGGCGATTATTGGCGGAACATTAACTGCATGCACAGAAGCAGATAAGGTATCTAGCAATGTATCACAGGAAGCAGATAATTTTAATGTATTGCGCAGATTTGCAGTGATCAATACAAGAACAGATAAAGTAGAATTTGAACTAGTTGGAGCATTTTCATTAGAAACAGACAGCAGCAAGAAAGTAAAACTTATTGTAGAGACAGAGGATGGAACATATAAGAAACATATCATCGGCATGAATCAAGACAGTATGTATGTGATCGAAGATCTTGGCGGAGCAAAAGTTAATAAGTACAAATATGAAGTGAATTATATTCCAGAATCCATTGTTCCATTTACAGTAAAGAGTAGCAAATAAAGAGAACAATACGTAAGAAAGGAGTGAGCCTAGATGGCATTAACAGAAAAAAGAAAGCTATTTGCTGATGAATACCTGATAGATCTGAATGCATCTCGGGCTTACAGAGTTGCATATCCGAGAGTAAAAGACGGAGATACAGCAGCAGCTGCCGCAAGTAGATTACTAAAAATTAAAGATGTGTCTGAGTATATCAGTGTTCGAATGCAGGAGCGGAGCGAAAGAACAGAAATCACACAAGATCGAGTGCTTAATGAATTAGCATCGATTGCCTTTGCAAAAGCTACAGATTACGCCGAGGTCCAAGATGGACAAGTGATTATAAAAAATACTGCAGATTTATCCGATACGATGGTAAGAGCGATCGCAGGAATTAAAGAAGGGCGCAATGGCGTAGAAATTAAGCTGAATGATAAAGGGAAAGCATTAGAACTGTTAGGAAGGCACCTTGGAATGTTCAAAGACCGCATGGAAGTATCTGGTCTGGAAGAAGAAAAATCCAAACTTGACGATTTGATCAATCAGATGCGAGGTGGGTAAATGAGCGATGAACGTCTGCTGCTGTCAGAAAAGTACAAAGCATTTATCAGATGTGATGCACCAGTAGAGTTCCTGGAAGGCACAACGGCAGCAGGTAAAACGACAGTAGGTCTTTTCAAGTTCATGCTTAAGGTAGCAGAATCTCCAAAGAAACTGCATATCCTTGCAGCGAAAGATACCGGTACCGCAGAAAAGAACATCATCAACAAAGACCTTGGTATCATTGATGATTTTGGGCAGTTAGTCGAGTACCACGGAAACGGGACCAAAGACGATAAGATTCCGCATCTTCTGTATCACACAAGCAAAGGCGATAAGGTCATTTATGTACTTGGATATGGAGATAAACAGAAGTGGCAAAAGGCATTAGGTGGTCAGTATGGCTGTCTATACATTGACGAGATCAATACAGCAGATATTGACTTTGTGCGAGAATCAGCGATGCGTTGTGATTACCTGATGGCAACACTAAACCCTGATGATCCGGCACTGCCGATCTACAAAGAATATATAAATTGCTCCAGACCACTCCCAGAGTGGGAGCAGGAAACACCAAAAGAAATAAAAGATGAGTTGAAAGAAGAACCAAAACCTAACTGGGTCCATTGGTTCTTTTCTTTTGTTCATAATCTGGGATTACCAAAAGAAAAACTAGACAAGATCATTGCCAACACTCCGAAAGGAACGAAGATCTGGAAGAATAAGATTGAAGGGCTAAGAGGAAAAGCAACAGGTCTTGTCTTTTCGAATTTTGACCGGAAACGACACGTCAAAACAAAGGCGTGGTTAAAGCAACAGCTAAAAGATGGAAAGATCAAGATAAAAACCATCACTGCAGGTCTGGATACTTCTTACTCTTCTGAGTCTGAAGATACGATCGCTATGATTTACCAGATCATCACAGAAGATCGCAGAGTGATCACAGTAGATGAGAAGATTTACAGCAATGCAGATCTGACAATTCCACTAGCACCATCAGATACGGTGCGAAACTTTGTAGACTTTCTGGAAACAAACCGTAAAGAATGGGGATTCGCAAGAGATGTATTCATAGATTCTGCCGATCAGGCAACGATCACAGAGTTAAACAAACACAAACGTCTGCATGGCAGTGCGCATAATTTCATTCCGGCATACAAGAAAACGACGATCATAGACAGGATCATGCTGCAGATCTCATGGTTGCAACAGGATGCCTATTTAGTCCTTGAACATTGTGTTAACCATATCTCAGAACTTGAACGATACAGTTGGAAAGAAGATAAGAACAATGAACCAGAGGATAGAAACGACCATACGATCAATGCCAGTCAGTATGCATGGCTGCCATACAAGATGCAAATAGGAGACAAAGATGAAATGGGTGGATAATATCATGGAAAAAGTAAAAGGAGGGATTCGCAGTTGGTTAAATGTACAGCCGGCGAATCCCTCAAGAATCAACATAACTGAAACATTGGATTACGAAGCAAATGCAATTAAAAACCGTATCTGGTACAGAGGGGACAGCAACGAACTGGAACAGCTGTACCGGCAACTTGTTATCAATACAAGCCGGCAGAGTTTCTGGGCGGCGGAGTGCAGTCCAGGGATGGAGATCAATAAGATTCATACAGGACTTCCATCGCTGATCGTGGACATGCTCACAAGTGTGACTCTTGCCAGTCTAAACGATTTTGATTTTAAAAAGAAGCAGGATCAGGATATTTGGGATGAGATCGCGAAAGAGAACAAGATCAAGAAGCGACTGGAGAAAGCAACGAAAGAAACTCTGTACATCGGAGATGGAGCTTTTAAGGTCACATTTGATACAAGTCTTTCACAGTATCCGATCATTGAGTACTATCCTGGAGAACGACTTAATGTCAAAAATAATCGTGGCAGGATCACAGAGATTGAGTTCAAAACGGTTTATGACTACAAAAGAAGAGAATATATCCTGCATGAGTATTACGGCTATGGGTATATCAAATATAAACTGACCTGCAATGATAAGGAAGTACCGCTTGATGCACTGGATGAAACAAGAAACTTGCAGAACTTGGCATTCTCAACATACCAGGAAGGTAAAGATGGAGAAGTCAAACAGCGTGGCGAATATATGCTCGCTGTACCGCTTATGTTCTTTGAATCTGGAAAATGGGATAGCAGAGGGCAGAGTATCTTTGATCGTAAAATTGATGCGTTCGATGCGTTCGATGAAGCGTTCAGTCAATGGATGGATGCAGTGCGATCCGGACGAAGTAAAGAGTATATTCCAGAATGTTTCATTCCAAGAAATCCAGAAACAGGAGCGACATTACCAGTGAATCCGTTTGATAATCGATACATCAAAACAGATTCCGACATGCACGAAGGTGCAAAGAATGAGATCGTATTGCAGCAACCAGAGATTCCGCATGAAAGCTATCTATCAGCATACATAACAGCACTGGATTTATGTTTGCAAGGTCTGATCAGTCCGTCAACGTTAGGGATTGACGTAAAGAAACTGGATAACGCAGATGCACAGAGAGAAAAAGAGAAAGCTACACTTTATAGCAGAAATGCGATCGTAGGCGCATTGCAGGAAGACTTGCAAAGTCTGATCAAGGTAAGTATCAAAGCATACCGCGAACTAAATGGACAGAGCAGTAATGATGATGTCGAGGTAGATGTAACATTTGGAGAATATGCCAATCCATCTTTCGAGAGCCAGGTTGAAACTGTTGGAAAAGGAAGATCACAGGGAGTCATGAGCGTTGAAGCTTGTGTGGACGAGCTGTATGGAGATTCCAGAGATGATGAATGGAAGAAACAAGAGGTCGCAAGACTGAAAGCAGAACAAGGAATCATGGAAGTAGAAGATCCGGCAGTCAATACGGCAGCAGGAGATTTTCAGATAGGAGAAGTAAATGGTAGTGATGATAATGAACCACTCGTACAGGATGAGCCGACAGGAGACAAAAAAGTTCCTAAGACAGATGAGTGATCACGTTCCGTTTGGTATTTATGCGATTGAGAAAAACGGAATCATCGAGATGAGAAAGGACAGGTGTGGTAGCATGTCAAAACTCAAAGAGATGAAACGCGAGTTCAAAAGACAAGGGTATAAAGTGTATTACAACACAGGTGAAAGATGAATGATTACGATATTCAAGAAGCGCTTAAGCGGATAGAAGATGAACTGATCGCATCGATGATGCGTAATATGCAGCGACACCGAGCAGAAGAAACAAAAGAAGGTATCGAATGGGGGATGTGGCAGGCAGAACAGTTAAGAGCTTTAGAAGAGTACCGCAAGAGAAATGCTAAAAAATATAACGGCCAATTTGAAGAAATCAATTCAAGCATTCCTGCGATTATTAGCGAATCTCGAAAACGTGGGTACCTTGACCAGGAAGCACATATCCTCGAAACGATCGGGCAGGCATCTGGCGGTTCAGGAGATATCGATGGAGCATTCTTCAAGATTAATGATCGCAAGATGAACGCACTGATCGATGCAACTGTATCTGATATGGGTAATGCAGAGACAGCGATGCTAAGACGTGCAAATGATCAGTACCGAAAGACGATATTCAATGCACAGGTATATGCAAACAGTGGAGTTGGTACCTATGAAAAAGCCGTAGATATGGCAACAAAGGATTTTCTTGCTGCAGGTATCCAATGCATCCAGTACAAGAATGGATCAATGCATAGGATTGAGGAATACGCAGGTATGACAATCCGAACAGCAAGTAAGAGAGCTTATCTTACCGGAGAGGGAGAAAAGCGTAAGGAATGGGGATGCCACCTCGTGATCATGAACAAGAGAGGGAATCCGTGTCCAAAGTGTCTGCCATTTGTTGGAAAGATTTTAATTGATGATGTGTGGAGTGGTGGCAGCAGTAAGGATGGAAGCTATCCACTGATGAGTTCTGCGATGGCAGCAGGACTTTACCATCCGAACTGTAAAGACAGCCACACGACTTACTTTCCTGGAATTAGCACGTCGCCAGATGATAAATTTTCGAAGAAAGAGATTAAACAGGTTGAGAATGATTATAAAGATGATCAGAAGCAACAATATGCCAAAAGACAGGAAGAGAAGTTTGATCGGCTGTCAACATACTCTTTGGATTCTGAAAACAAAAGAAAATATGCAATAAAGAAAGCAGAATGGGAAAAAGTCATTCCAGATAAGCCAACAACAAAACCATTGTTAGAACGCGGTACGGCTGCTATTGATTACAGAGCTAAGAAAGTAACATTTAAAGATTTGAGAGAGTGGAGAAAAACAATAGGAAATGTTACAGATGAAGAATATGCAATTATAGACGGAATGAATGATGCCGGCTATATAAGAAATTCGAATGCTTACAAGATCAATAAGGCATTAAGAGACGGAACTGTAGATCAACTTAGTGATGCAAGCAGACAAACATTGGAAACATTACGAGACGTAATAGACAAGAATGTGTCTGATACAGACGCAGTACTTCTTAGAAGAGTTGATAACCAGTATATAGAAGATGTCTTTGGAATTAGTGCCAAGGATCCAGAAGATATCATAAAAGAGCTTAATTCAAAGAAATTAGGAGATGTTTATACTGAAAAAGGTTTCGTTTCAACATCGTACAAAGCGAATAAGAACTTAAATAATGCCGATGATATTCTTTTAGATATATATGCTCCAGAGGGGACAAATATGTTCTTAACTCACAATAGAGAAGAAAGTGAGATAATTCTTCAAGCGGGCACAAAATTTGAGGTAAAAGGTGCTACATTAACCGATGATGGAAAAGTAAAAGTATTAGTTGATGTAAAAAAAGATGTTGGCATTGATAACAAGGTTTTAGATATCAAAGACAAGGCATTGAAAGAAGGAAAAGAGAATGCTAAAATTAAATTGAAAGATAAAATCACAGAAACAGATATTCAAATTACAGACTTAAAGAAACAATTTAGCAATATAACAGATGGATATTCATATGATGAATGGTTTAATGAATTTGATTCGATCGAAGATGGATTTGGTGGAGCAGATGATAATGACGAGTCATTTAACAAGCTGAAGGAACTTGATTCAAAAATAAAAGAGCAATCACAAAAGAAAAATGAACTATTGCATCAGAAAGAAAAACGTAAGCAATTAGACAATGGTTATAGTGACAGAGTACCAGATGATGAACTTGATGATTTTAATAAAAAAGCATTGGAACAGATTAAGTCGGATACGGGATATTCAGATGATAAAGCACTAGAATTTCAAGATACATTAAAAGAATATTTTGGCGGAAATTATGAAGCAATTCTCGCAGGACAAACACAAGAAGCAAAAATTATTAGAGATGGTATTGATAGGATGCCGGTATATGAAGGAAGTATCAACAGAGGTTTGATGCTTGACAGTTCCAATATCAATGCATTTAGTGGATTAAAGCCGGGAGATGAATTGCCACAAAAAGGTATGATAGAAAGTTGGAGTAGTGAAAAAGGAACCGCAACAGCATTTAGTGGAATAAGTGATTATGAAAGAAATTCGGTTCTGCTAGAATGTGAGCATAATGAAACAGCGGTTGGAGTACAACACCTATCATCTTTTGGTAAAGTGGAATCTGAAGTATTAAGTAGTTCGAAATATGAAGTGGTCGAAATGGTAACAGAAAGCAAATACGATTATTTATCAAAACATAAGGAGTATTTATATTTCCCTGAAGACTTAGAGAATGAAAAAGAAGTATTAAAGGAGAATGTGGTATGTATAATCAAAGTGAAAGAGAAAAATTAATATCTGAATATCGAGAATTACTAAAAAAAAGAAGAGAAGCAACAACCAAGGAAGACAAAGAATATTTTTCAAGATTAGCTTCACAAAAACATGATGAAATTTTGATTTGTGAATTTGGTGGAGACAAAAATATAGGAAGATTTAGAAATGTTTAAAAACCATCAATCGAAAGGTTGGTGGTATTTTTATACTCATTTTTAAGGAAAGGAGGACCAGCAATGAAAGTAAGAGTAACTTACAATTATCACGACAGAGAACTTGGTTTTGAAAAACATATTGGGGATGAGCTTGACGTTACAGATGAAAGAGGTCAGGTACTGATCGCAGCAGGTGTAGCGGAAGAAATCATTGAACCTGTAGAAGAACCAGAAACTCAGGAAGCAACTGAGAAAGAAGAAAAACCAAAAAGAAACACAAAGCCAAGAAAGTAAGAGGTGATCCATAAATCTCGGTAGCAGACGTTCCGTTAAGACGTCTTATTTTTATGCTCCAAACACGATAAGAGGGTAAAAGATGCGTGGGCGGTGACACCGAAGACAATGGATAACTGGGAGACACCCACAAAATGGAAAGGAGCAACAATGAAAAAGAAATTAAATATGAATCTACAGTTTTTTGCGGAACCAGGATCAGAACCAACGGGAGGACAGGGAGAACCTGCACCACAGCCAGGAGCAAATCAGACCCCACCGGCAACTGATCCACCACAGCCACAGATTGACTACAATAAGATTCAGCAGATGTTGGATGGAACATTAGCAGCAAAAGAAAACACTGCATTAAAAGCCTACTTTAAACAGCAGGGCTTAAGTCAGGAAGAAGCTGAACAGGCAATGCAGGCATTTAAGCAGCAGAAAGCTGCAAACGAACCAAACATCGAAGCAATCCAGAACGAGGCACAGAACGCGCAGCAGATGGCACAGAAAGCCATGATCGAGCGTGATGCTTATAAGTTATCTGGAGAACTTGGGATCGACTTAAAAACAATGCCTTACGTGTTAAAACTGGCAGACGTGTCGCAGGTCGTACAGGATGGAAAGATTGATTCCGAAAAATTAAAAGAAGCATTAAACAAAGTATTGGAAGATGTGCCACAGTTAAAACCACAGGAACAGCAGCAGACAGGATTCCGCCAGATCGGAGTCGGTCAGCAGCATGGCGGAGAGACTGGTGGCAATACACCACAGCAGAAAGCGGTACCAACAAAACGATGGAACCGATTTAATTAGGAGGTAAGAAAGAATGGCATTAAATTATGCACAGGTATGGGAGCCAGAACTTCTGGAGATCTTAATGCAGGGAACATTAACTTCTCCATTCGTAACATCAAATGTAACGTGGTTGGATGCGAAAACATTCCACTTCACACAGATGTCTGTATCTGGATTCAAAAACCACAGTCGAAATGGCGGATGGAACAAAGGGACTTATGCACAGACAGATACTGCATTTACAGTGGAGCATGACAGAGATGTATCATTCCTTGTTGATAAAGCAGATGTCGATGAGACAAACGCAACAGCATCTATCCAGAATATTTCCAAAGTCTTTGAACAGACTCAGGTAGTTCCAGAAACAGATGCGTTATTCTTCTCTAAAGTAGCACAGGCTGCGCAGAAAGTGACTGGATATCACAGCTCAACAGCTTCCAGCGATTATACAAAAGCAAATGTATTCAGCAAGTTAAAAGGATTCCTTGCAGCAGGAAAACTTCGCAGATACAAAGCGAATGGATCACTGATCATGTATGTATCATCTGCGATCATGGATCTGTTAGAACTGTCTACAGAATTTACTCGTAAGATTGAGATGACTCAGATCGCAGAAGGCGGTATGGGAATCGAAACACGAGTAACTGACATCGATGGTGTGACGCTCATGGAAGTTATCGATGATGAACGCTTCTATGATAAGTTTAACTGGGAAGTTGAAGAAGGCGGATTTGCACCAGTGAAGAAAGACACAGGCAAATCCGTAACAGGATCACATAAGATCAATGTGCTGATCGCATGCGGACAGACATGTAAGACAGTTCCTAAGATCTCATCCATCTATTACTTTGATCCAGGAACACACACAGAAGGTGATGGTTATCTGTATCAGAACAGAACATTATCTGACGTATTTGTATTCCCGAATGGAAAAGATAACAAGGTTGATTCTGTTTACGTTGACGTAGACACTACGGAATATACCGAAGTGTAGGAGGTGGTGCATATGGCACTCGCCTCTTATGCAGATCAGGAGTATTATAAAAAAGTCAGCAGTGTGATCACAACGGATGATCTTGAAAAGAGACTGTATATCGCAAGCCGACACATTGACACACTTACATTTAACCGCATTGTAGCAAGAGGATTTGAGAATCTGACAGAGTTTCAAAAAGATGTGATTCGTCTGGTTGTCTGTAGACAGACAGATTTTGAAGCAGAAAATGAATCTCTGATCAACAGTGTCTTAAGTTCTTATTCGATCAATGGCGTGTCAATGGGAATCAATGCCGGTGGATGGAATGTGACAGTTCAGGATGGAGTGATCATGAAAGCTGACAATTACGCGATGTTGGAGCAGACAGGATTGTGCTGCAGGAGATTGGGGGCGATCTGATGAAATGGCCAGAGTTAATTCCAAAATCAATGTGTCAGACGGATATTCACATTCGAATTGATAGTGAGGAGATTGGAGAGGAAGGGCAGCCGATCACTCTGATCAATGCAGATTTCAAATGCAATTATCAGGACAAAGCGAAAAGAGTTATGACAAATGAGCAGAAGATCGTACAGGTTACGGGATCTGCTCTTTTTTGTGGAGATATCGCCCCAGATATACCAGTGATCAGTTGCGGTGTCGCAACAGTCTTTGGAGTTGAGAGAACGATCGTGAGTGGAGAAAAGGCAAGAAATCCTGATGGGACAGTCAATTATACCAGATTGGAGCTGATGTGATGATTCGTTGTAATTCAATTATAAAGATTAATACACAGAGACTTCGGGAGCTTTCACAAGCACAAGTCACAGCACTGGAAAAAACAGCAGAAGCTTTGCATACCGAAGTGGTACAAGCTCAGGTTATGCCGTTTGATACAGGAAATCTGCAAAATGATAATACATTTGTAGATTATACTTACAGCAAAACAGGACATGCAAGGATTGTATCTACAACGCCATATGCCAGAAGGTTATATTTCCATCCGGAATACAATTTTCAGACGTACGAAAATCCGTTTGCAGGTGGCGAGTGGTTTAATCCATGGCTTCCTGGTGGATTGTATGAAGACTTTGCACAAAAAGCATTTAAGAAACTGTACCGAAGGGAGAGTGGCGTATGATTTTGTTAGCAGATGTAAAAGACTGGCTGAAAACAGTATTTGAAGCTGATCACTATTACACAGGAAAGTTAGACAACAAAAAAGACAGATCCATTGGAGTGTATCAACGAAGTTCCTATGCCCCAAAACGGTATGCAGTAGGTGGATATAAGAAATATGATACGAAAAGTATATCTATCTTAGTTCACTGGAACAACAATTCAAAAGAAACAGAACAGGCAGCAGCCGAACTGTTTGAAATATTAGAAACACAGAAACAATTCATGATCAAAGATACAAAAGTAGATTTCTTATCCATGCAGGTTCCTGAACCAGTAGATGTTGGAACGGATGATAAAGGGATCTATGAACGTGTCATTTGGTTTGACATTTATTACGAAAGGAAGGTAGACGATGAGCGAAACAGCTAGAAGCGGAGTATATCCTTGCTACGAAAATCAGTTTCAGATCGACACTGCAGCATCTGGATCAGAAGCAGCTATGAAAGATATCGCAGACTGTGAAACATTTGATGTGTCCTTTGATAACGGCGTAGAAGAATGGAATCCCTTTGATACAGAAGGGTGGACACGCAGATTAATGACCGCAAAATCCGTTACGATCTCAGTTACAGCAAAACGAAATGTAGGAGATGCCGGAAATGATGCGGTTGCAGGATTGGCATGGAAAAATGGAAGGAATGTAGAAAAAGATTTTCAATGGACGTTCCCGGACAAAACAGTTGTCAAGTTTGCAAGTGCGGTTATCAATGTGACAAATATAGGAGCAGGAGATTCTACAGCAGTTGCACCTCTGGAATTTGAAGTGCAGAGCAACGGTAAACCGACAGTAACACCAGGAGTTTAGGAGGGGGAAACCTCTCCTTTTTTGAAGGGAAGATAGAATGGGAAAAGTAGTAGATATTACAGATAAATTGAAATTTGAAGAGAATCCAGCGTTAGTGATCAACGGAAAGAAATATGAAGTGAACGCAGATGCGACAACTATGATCGAAGTTCTGGCAGAGCTTGGCGATGGTGGGGATGATATCTCACCGAAAGCCGTTACAAAGCTTTGTGATCTTGTTTTTACAAATAAGGCACAGAAAGACTTGGAAAAATTACATTTAAAATTTGAGGATTATGTCACGGTTGTGCAAGAAGCGGTTTCATTGATTACGGGTGATGATGACGATGAAGAAGAATCGGGGGAGTAGTTGATCCTGGATATGATCTGTTTGAAGATTGGGACCTGATCGTATCTTCATTTGCAGAGCAGTATGGAATCAGAATCTATTCTAAAGAGTTCAAGGAAATGCAATGGCACGAGTTCAAAGCGCTGCTTTGTGGAATAGGACCAGATACAGCCTTAGGACGGATTGTATCCATCCGATTAGAAGATGATAATGAAGTGATCAAAGAGTTCACTCCGGAACAAAAAGAGATCAGAAACAAGTGGAGAAGAAAAGCCGCTAAGACAAAGACAGAAAAAGAAACAAATGATTTCTTAGAAACGATGAAGCAGGCATTTATTGATATGGCAGGAGGTATAACAAATTGAAAAGATAAAATGTAAGGAATGCGGACAGACATTGATGGTCGCAGAATATGTAAAAGGGGAAATCAAATGTCCCCGATGCAAACAGGTAAATATAGTATGGATCCGCAAAGGGAAGAGCATAGGTAAGCACCGTTGTAGTAGCTAAGCCAGCCTACTTTGTGAAAAAGCAAGGTAGGTGATAAGTATGGCAGCAGATAGTGCAGGACAGATTGGCTTAGATCTGGTGATCAATCAGCAACAATTTAATAAACAGTTAGGTGGAATACAGAACCTCGCAAAGAAAACAGGAAAGATGCTTGCCGGTGCTTTTGCTGTAAAAGGATTAACAAGTTTTGCGAAAGACTGTATTGAGCTAGGATCAAATCTGACAGAGGTACAGAACGTTGTCGATGTAGTATTTCCAACAATGAACAAAAAAGTAAACGAATTTGCACAAAATGCAGCAAGTACATTTGGACTTTCTGAAACGATGGCAAAGAAGTTTACCGGAACATTCGGAGCAATGGCAAATGCTTTTGGATTTTCTGAAAAAGAATCGTACAAGATGAGCACGGCTCTTACTGGACTTGCTGGAGATGTTGCTTCTTTCTATAACATTTCGCAGGATGAAGCTTTCACGAAACTGAAATCTGTGTTCTCCGGAGAAACGGAGACGTTGAAAGATTTAGGAATTGTAATGACACAGACAGCTCTTGATCAATACGCATTGGCAAATGGATTTGGTAAAACGACCAGTGCCATGACGGAACAGGAGAAAGTAGCCTTAAGATATGCATTCGTACAGCAACAGTTGCAGAATGCGACAGGGGACTTTTCAAGGACCTCTGATCAGTGGGCGAACCAGATCAGGATTCTGTCATTACAATTTGATTCCCTGAAAGCTTCAATTGGACAAGGATTGATCAATTTATTCTTGCCAATCGTTAAAGTAATCAACACCGTTCTTGGAAAGCTGATGACTCTTGCAAATGCATTCAAGTCATTTACCGCAATGATCATGGGCAAGAAGACCAGTGGAGCGTCAGCAAGTCTTGATAAGACGGCGACAAGTGCAGGAAAGGTATCTAACAGCTTGAACAATGCGACAAGTTCCGCAAATAAGCTGAATAAGTCGACAAAGAAAGTTGGAGACACAGCCAAAAAGACGGCAAAGAAGATATCTGGATTGATGGGATTTGATCAGATCAATAAATTGACTGAAACAAAAGGATCATCCGGATCAAAGAGTTCTACACCATCTTCTGGTACAGGATCCGCAGCAGGTGGAGCATCTGGTGGTAATGTAGATATGGGCTCTCTTCCCAAGGGAGAAGATGAAAAAGCCACGAAACTTGGGAAAGGCTACGATAATCTACGAAAGGCAATTGATAAGTTAAGAGTAGCTTTTAGTGCGTTTAGCAAGGTTGCAATAGGTGCTTTCAAGTGGATTTGGAAGAACATGTTGGTGCCATTGGGAAAATGGACCATGCAGAAACTTGCTCCAAAACTGATTGAATTATTAGCTGCAGCATTAAATGTACTGACAGCAGTATGCAAAGCATTGCAGCCGCTATGGCAGTGGGCATGGGATCACTTATTCAAACCGCTTGCTAATTTTGTTGGAGATGCGATCATCGGATTCTTAGATCTTCTGGTTAAGGGATTGAACGGATTAGCAAACTGGATCAATAAACATCAAGGCGAAGTGCAGGCAATCACGGTAGCATTTCTTGGTTTTAATGCAGCAGTCAAAGGAATTGAATTTTTGTCACTTATCGGTCAGATGGGCGGTGCAGGAAAAGCATTCAAAGCACTCGCTGAAATGGTTAAGCTTGCAACAGTAGCGAAGATCAAAGATAAAGCAGAAACATTATACTTAAATGCTTTATATGCTAAAGATGCAGTTGCTCCATTTGCAAAATCATTTGCTACTCTTGCAGGTAAGATCAAACTTGCCGTAACAGCAAAAGCAGCCGATATTAAACAGACAATTCTGTTGGGCGCATCATATGTTAAGAATTTAGCTGTCGGAATTGCAAAAGCAACAGTAGAATTTGTAAAACAAGCAGCACAGATGATCAAGAATAAAGCTATCATGATCGCGACTAAAGTAGCACAGACAGCAATGACAATTGCTACGAAAGCATGGAGCGCAGCATGTTCAATTGCCACAGTTGTTACGAAAGCGTTTGGAATAGCAATGGCGTTTCTTACAAGTCCGATTGGATTAGTAATTGTAGCGATCACAGCTTTAGTTGCTGCAGGTATTTTGATTTATAAAAACTGGGGAAAAATTAAGAAAACCAAGTTCGGAAAATTCTTGATTGGAATTGCTACAGGATTTAAAAATCTATGGAAATGGGCGAAGAAGAACATTCATCCAATCCAATCAATCAAAAAACTTTGGGAAGGCATCAAGAACAAGAAAGCTAAACTGGAAGCTGAAGCCAAAGAAAAGGTTAAAGGTGCGCTGAACACCCTAAAAGAAGGTTGGGAATCCGTTAAAGACAAAGCGGCATCATTGGTAGCAGAAGCGAAAGAAAAGGCAGATGGTGCGATCGCAAATCTGAAAGAAGGATGGGAATCCATCAAAGATCGTGCGACAACTTTAGTTGCTGAAGCAAAAGAAAAAGCTCAAGGTACATTAGAAAAATTGCATAATGCTTGGGAGAATATTAAGGACAGAGGTGCTGAATTAATTGCGACTGCCAAGGAAAAGGCAGAAGGAGCAATTGATAAATTAAAATCTGGATGGGAATCCATCAAAGACAGGGGTGCTGAATTAATTGCGGAAGCGAAAGAAAAAGCATCTGGTGTAATTGCAAAACTTAAGGGAGCTTGGGATTCTGTAAAAGATAAAACAGTAACTCTTATTGGGCAGGCTGAAAATAAGGCAGGAAAAGGTCTAACGTCAATAAAAAATGCTTTTAAGACAGTTAAAGATAAAACAGCAACATTAAAAGCATACGCAAAGAATAAAGCAACAAGTGCAATATCAAAGATAAGAAAAGGTTGGAACTCTTTAAAATCAAAAACTGTAACATTGACGGCAAGAGTAAAAACAGCGGTTGATTCTGTTAAAGGATGGGTAAATACACATATCATTGATAAATTAAATGGAGTTTTAAGCAAAGCAAAGATTTTTGGCAAAAATCCAATTAAGCATCTTGCTCAAGGTGGATACGTAAAGAAAAACACCCCACAGCTAGCCATGATCGGAGATAACCGCCATCAAGGCGAGGTCGTAGCACCAGAAGATAAGATGATCGCAATGGCTAAAAAGGCAGCAGAGTTATCCGGCGGCAGCAGTAAAGATGATCAAATCATCCGCCTGCTCATGGAACTGATCAATGCTGTCAAATCTATTGATACAGATGTTTACCTGGATGGGAAGAAAATAACCAAAACCGTAAATGACAACAACAACGCAGATATCAGAGCCGGCAAACGACCGATCCTGATCTAAGGAGAAATAAGATGGCAACACTGACATGTGGAAACACTGCATTGCCAGAGCCGGTTGAACTAAGCACTTCGGATGAGATCATCTGGAGTGCCAATACCGAGCGATCATCATCAGGAGATATGATCGGAGAAGCAATTGCAGAGAAAAAGACATTGGATATCAAGTGGGGAGTCCTCACAGAGTCCGAAGTTAAGAAGATAAAAAATAATCTTGTGAAAGGATTCTTTCCGATCACATTTAGAGACATGGGAACAACGCATACCATCACTGTATACCGAGGAACTCTTACAAAAGAACATCTGGGGTATATCGGAGATGGTATTTATTATTACAAAAGTGCGAGCGTTCAGATCGTACAGAAATAGGAGAGATGGAAATGAAGTTAAAAGAGATTATGAGAATCCACGAAGGATTAGTAAAACAATCAAGCAAAGTTTACACGGCAAAATTAGGATATGCAATTTCTAAAAATATGAAAGCATTCCGAAAAGCGATCGAAGAATATGATGAAAACCGCCTTAAGATCTGTGAACGATACGCAGAAAAAGATAAGGACGATAAGCCGATCGTGAAAGAAAACCAGTATGAAATGACAGATGAAAGCAAAGAGATTGTAAATGAAGAAATCAAAGAACTGCAGGAAGTGGATACTGATATTGATATCATGAAAGTTTCATTCGCAGAACTTGAACGCTGCGAAAATGTAGACCGTTATGATATACCATCTGTTGCAGATATTGAAGACTTGATGTTTATGATCGTAGACTAAGCCGGAGGTGATGCTATATGTATCAGGCAAGTAAAAAATTTGGCGATGCAATAGCAGGGTCAAACAGAAAATTTAATACAAGGCTTCTGGAGAATGAAAAAGTATTAGTAGAATCTGTAAAGAATTTTACAATAACGTCTGGTGCGGAAGAAATAACGATCGGGAGTGCGGTGGCGAGCTATGTTCAGGCAACGATCGAGAATAAAGGAATTGCATTGTCTGGAAAAGAAGTTAGTTTGGAGATCGGCGTGGAAGTCGATGGAGAGATGGAATATATTCCGATGGGGTTATATACGATCCAGAATCCCAAGATTGAAAGCAACAAGGTTACGTTTACTGCATATGACAGATTAGCAAGCAGATGCAATGGGGCATATTATTCTAAATTAAGTTATCCAACGGATGCAGTAGATATATTGGCTGAAATCAGCACGATGACAGGCGTGGCGATTGATACATCTACATTACAGCGAGGAATCCAGATCAATCAAAGAGCGATCATTGAGGAAGGTGATTATAACGAAGAAACCGAGGAAAGCGAAGTGATCACAACATATGTAAATCCTTTTGATGGATATACATACAAAGAAACCATCGGATTTATCGCAGGATTATTCGGCAAATTTGCTATGTGTGGAAGAACTGGAATGATCGAGTTTCGATGGTATCAGGGTATTGATTACGAGATTCCAAGCAATATATTTTATAACGATCTGCAAGAAACAGAAGAAAGTTTCAGTATCAAAAGACTGGCATGTGATAACTCAGATCAGACACTTTCATCTGGATCAGGAGCTACCGGCATAAGTATGCAAAATCCGGTTATGACACAGAGTATATTAGACGGTGTTTACAATACTGTCAAAGGCTTAGTATTCACGCCTGCAGCATTAAGATTTATCGGAGATACAAGACTTGACATCGGAGATATTGTTACTGCTGTAAAAAATGATAGCACGAAATTCACAATACCGATCATATCATTGATAACAAGTTATGACGGTGGATTGATGCAGACAATTGCAAGTTATGGGAATACCGCCGAGGAAGATGATTCTGACACAAAAGGTCCTATAACCGAAATGGCAGAACGAGTTGAGTACGAATTAGCGTTTGTAAAAAAACTCATGGTGGATAATCTGACAGCGACAAATGCAACGATCAAGAATCTGTCTGGAGATGTTTTGAAATTTAAAACAGGCGAGTTTGAAACTTTAAAAACTGATGTGGCAAATTTTAAACAGACATTCACAGATGACTTACAGGCGTCAAATGCAAAAATCAATACTTTGGAATCTGACCATGCAACATTTAAAGAAGCAACCGCGACGAATTTTAATGCAACGAATGCTAGAATTGCGAATATTGAGGCTGATTACCTAAAAGCTACAGATGCAAAACTTACCTATGCAACGATTACGAATTTAAATACTACCAATGCTGAGATTACAAAGCTAAAAACAAAAGATGCAGAGATCGATAAACTAGTTGCAACAAAAGCTACGATCACGGACCTTAATGCAGCAGTCGGCAGAGTTGGAGTATTGGAAAGTAGCTATGCTAATCTCAACACGTTAGTAAACGGCAATCTTACATCTGACAACATTCAGAACTTAACATTGACATCAAAGAATACAATGATTGAAAACGGCATGATCAAAAATGCAATGATTGAGAATCTGTCGTTTGATAAGATCACAGGTATGGACATTAATACAACAAATCTGACGGTACATAGTTCTGATGGTAAGTCAAAATGGAGTGATAATACCATTCAGATTTCTGATGCAAACCGTGTCAGGGTCCAGATCGGAAAAGATGCTTCAAACGATTACAGCATGTCTGTCTGGGATAAGAATGGAAATCTGATATGGGATGCACTTGGAGCTACAGAGAAAACGATTCAGAGAAAGATTATTCGAGATAGTATTGTAGCGGATGATGCAAATATTTCTGGTTCGAAACTGGATATTAACAGTGTGATCAAAGAAGTAAATGATTCTACGACGAAGTTGAAATCTTCTACGATCGTCATGAATGATAAGAATCAGGCGTTAGATGTTGTATTTAATGAAATGGAGACGACAGTAGCGGGCAATCTAAGCAGTGCTAAGCTGTATGCGGATGGTAAGTTATCCGATGCACAGAAGTATGCTTTAGAACAGGCAAACAGTGCGTTGAGCAGTGCTAAGAGCTATGCTGATAGTGCTGTGGATAATATAGAGGTTGGTGGCAGGAATTTAGTATTAGATTCTATAAATTTTAGATATAATTCGAATTTTGCAGGAAATGCTCGTTTTTCTAGTATTGTCGTAAAGGATTCGTCAGCACTGTCTGGGCATCATACAGAAATGACATGTACTGTATCGGGTACTGGAGGTGCATACGGATATCCATTGCAAAATGACACTTTTGACAGTATTGGGAAAACGATAACTATAAGTTTTTACTGGAAATGTAATACTGAAAGAAAATTAAGCATTGGGATAGAAAATGGTGGTACGTTTAATGAAACAGTATCAACCGACTGGAAAAAGATCACAAAAACTTATGTGCCATATCGAAATTATTATGCAATGGTATGGTATGCTCGTGAATCACAATGGAATGTTGGCGACGTGTTATATATCAGGGACTTAAAAATAGAATTTGGTAATAAAGCAACCGATTGGACCCCAGCACCAGAAGATACACAATCTCAGATCGACAATATCACAGAGATCACAACATCTCACACAACAAGTATCAGTACGATGCAGGGACAGATATCAAGTCTGATTTCCGAAGATACAACAATCAAAGGAAACTATGATGCTTTGTTAAGTCGATATAACACTACTGTAGCTACCGTGGACAGTATGAAAACTACGATTGGAGAACATACATCGAGTATCAATAATGTATCTAGTGAGATCACAACAATCGAAGCAAATTTAAGTGGTATAACGACAAGAGTATCTGCTTCAGAAGAGAAGTTCGATAATTTGCAGATTGGCGGTAGGAATTTATTAATAAATAGTGCTTTTAAAAATGGCACAAAAGACTGGACTAATTGGGGGACACCACCAACAAGAGAATTAATTAACGCAGACGGAAAAACTTGGATGCATATTGTAGGTAATAAACAAAATTATCAAGGTGTTAATCAATGGACTCAAAATGGTTCAATCAAAGTAGGTGATCGGATTACATTTAGTGCAAGAATCAAAGGTAACACTGTCAACCAAAAATTTGCAGTTGGCATACATTGGATGGATAGTAACAATAATATCCTTGATCAATCTTGGGAGTCTTTTATCGTCGGAACAACAGACCAAGTGTACGTATGGAAACCAACTGCTTTAGGGAATAATTGTTCTAAATTAAATTTAATGGTAGGCGTATCAGATACCTCAACTGCTTATAATGTATATTTCACAGAGTTAAAGCTCGAAAAAGGCAACAAAGCGACAGATTGGACACCAGCTCCAGAAGACGTCAATGGTAAAATTCAGAGTGTAGAAACCATTGCAACGCAGACAGCAGACAAATTCAGTTGGTTAGTTAAGAGTGGTACAAGCTCTAGCAACTTTGAACTGACCGATGAAACTGCTACGTTAGTTGCTGAGAAGATTAATTATAAAGGGTTAGTTACTTTTAATGGATTAAGTACGGACGCTAAAAATGGAATATTAAATAGTTTTGAAGTTGGTGGTAGGAATCTAGTCGCCTATAGCAATATGGAGGTCGGATCGCTCGCACCGATTAACAAAAATGATATAGTTAAATATAGAATACGTCTAAAAGACACAATAGATGTAGTTGGCGGTGCAACGTACATACTAAAGCCTTATGAGTTTAAAGGTTATAAAGGAATTAGATGCGGAATACATACAACAACGAGCGATGGGACTGGTATTAAAGATTCTGGTTGGATTAATTTGGGATTTGGTAAATCATATGCTTATACGATTCCAAACAATGCGACAAAGTGTAGAATTGTATTTTCGTTCTCAAAAACATCAACAGTTGTAACAACAAATGATACTGAGTGTCATGATTTACTTTCTATTGATGATATTAAAAATTTCAAAATCAAACTAGAAAAAGGCAATAAAGCAACCGATTGGACTCCAGCTCCTGAAGACTATCTTCCACAAGCTAGCTTGGTGTCAAATTGGACAACTAATACTACATGGATTGATGGCGGCAAGATTTACACTGGTTCCATTACAGCAGACAAAATCGCAACAGATGCTATTAAATCAAGAAATTATGTAGCTAATTCGACGGGTTCGTTTTTAAATCTTAAGGATGGTAGTTTTGATAGTAAGTATTTGAAGTGGGATGCTAGTGGAAATATCACAGCAAAAGGCGGAACAATCGGTAAGTATAAAATTACCGACCAATGGCTCGTTACTGGTTCTGGTTCTACGTGTACTGGTATCGGCGGTAACCAAGCATTTTGGGCAGGTGCAGAGAGTAGTGATTCAGCTCCGTTTCGGGTTGGATATGATGGTAAATTAGTATCTTCTAATGCTGATATTAGTGGAAAAATCGGTGCTACGAGTGGAACAATAGGTAAGTATGAGATTACTGATACATATCTGAAAACTGGTTCTGGTTCTACGTGTTCTGGATTCGGTAGTGATTATGCTTTTTGGGCAGGCAATGACGAAGCCAAATATGCACCATTTAGAGTTGAGTATGATGGAACATTAAACATAGAACATATAGTAGTACATGGGGATCAAGAAGACGTCTATATGAAAATTGGAAAAGATTATCTCACGATTCAAGACGTTAATACATCTGCTCATTTTGGTTTGGACGGTTTTGATTTTGCATGGGCAAACAGTCGTATAACAACTGGAGATCAGGGAATAGAGCTTTATGGCGACACACCATATATTGATTTTCATTATGACAACAGGTATTCTGATTATACTTCGAGGATTATAGCGGATTCTAGTGGTTGTTTACATATAACAGATTCATTGGCTGTAGATACAGATATACATGTAAATAACGGTTATATTTATAACTCTACATATGGTCATTACTCATGGTGGAACAAATCTCATTGTTATATATCGTGTAACTCTGCAAACGGCACGGACAACGTATATTATTACGCAGGATATCATGCTTTCTACGTCAATTCAGACTCTGGATCTGGAATGGTGTATATAAATAAAAATGGAGCAGAATGCAGGAAGGGATTTAGAAATACTTCTGATGAAAGAACTAAAAAAGACTTCAAGCATTTCGATGATGATTTTATAAAATCTTATATGCAATTGGAGCCAATCAAATACCGATTTAAAGATGACGCTGACGAAAAATATCACATAGGATTCACAGCTCAGAATGTAGATAAAACTTTGAATACATATGGTAAAAATCATGACGAGCAGTTTGGAACTTGCGTAGCGTCACATATAAATCAAGATTATGCTGAAAAGGCATATGGTATAAAAGATATGAATGAGGTATATACGCTAGCTTACGATGAATTAATCGGAGCTAATACATTCATGATTCAAAAAACAAGAAAAGATCTACTATACCAAGCCGGCAAAATTGATATACACGAAGCGATCATCAATGATCTACAATTCAAAATAGCAAAAATGGAAAAGAAAATAGAACAATTAACTAAGGCATTAGCTTAACTGCTAGTGTCTTTTATTTATAAGAAAGGAGCATAACTATGTTAGAAACAAAGAAAAGCACAACACTTACAGGAACAATCACAGTAAAAGACGGAGATGTAGATAAACAGGTGGTTTATTTGTCTGCAAACGTCACGTCTGACGGAGCAGGTAATGATAATGTAAACCAGACAATTCAGGATCGGAATCTTTATAAAGCGAACAAAGTGCAGATCAGAAAAGATATTGCAGAGTTCACAAATAAGTTTTATGAGATTCAGGATGCAGAGGTAGAAGAATAGAATGAAAGAGAATATGGAAATCAGAGCAAGACCGCCGTGGGTCTTATTTTTTATGTGTAAAATAATAATTTTCTAACCAAAGAAAGGAAAGTGAGGGAAATGAAGAAAATGACAAACAATGTAATTGACACAT